GACTTCTTATCAAAGTAACCGATTGAGTTACCCTGATAATGGACGATGATTGCCCACTGATCTTGACGTGTGGGTCTATTATTGTCGTTTGGCATCTATACTCCTTACTAAACCAACGACTGGGTAACCGGAACTTTGACGACTTCGATCTGCACCCACTCAGCCATCGTTGCCATACGAACGCTAACAACAGCGTGAAGCTCGTTGTTAGCAATAGTCTGCAACGTATTCACGGCAGGGCCAGTATCGACATTGAACGCCTCGGGCGGAGTAGCTCCAAAGAGCTGACGACCTCTAAAGAAGTCCATCATGACTCCAACACACGAGGTGTGGAACTCGTTGACAGTAGAACCATCCTGTCCATCAATCTCCTCGAACAGGAAGTTCTGTGCAACTTGATCGAGTTGGGCTGCAATCGCCATGAACAAACGAGCGTTGCCGAAATCAACCCAATTCTGATCGGTGCTAGTGGAACGCCAACCAAATACCTGAATCGAACCCTGGTATCTACGGATGACATTAACGCCACCAGCATTGAGAGTCGTGACGTTTAGATCAGTCCATGCAGCCTGCGAAAGATCGTATGCGTAACGACTTACACCAAAACGCCCAGCTGCCGGATGATTAGCTCCAAGAGCAGGATCATTCCGGCCACATAGACCACAGATAAGAGCGCTAGGAGGTACAACCCTAAACGTTCCACTGACGACCCCCGGTACGGTTAGCCACGGTGCAAACCCTGATGCTGCTCTATCACGTGCCGCTGCTGCACTTGCCAGCAACGTACCAGTGAGAACAGAATCTGGATAATCGAGAACTGCAACACGATTGTTGGATTGCTCGTGAGCAATTAGTTGACTATGTGCAGTATCACTTGTGCGTCCAGGAGCGGCGACCTGTCCAGGCCCCAAATCCTTGCTGAATAGTGCTAGAGCTGTTGCCCACTGAGTATCAGTAACGCTAGCGCGATCATCATTACCAGCAGACAGAGCAGTAGCAGCCAATACAGCGGGGTCGTTAGCAGACGCTCCCAAAACGAGCCTGATGTATCTGGAAAATTGCGACCATTGAACCGCTGCCGGAGTATCGACAAGATCGCCCGAATCTTCCAGTACGTTGTTGGATGCATCGAGTACCCTAACTACGAAAGTACCGCTACCAACACCAGCGGCTACCTGAACCTTGTAACTTGACGACCAAGCTCCAGGCCCGTTGGCATTAGCAACTAGGGAGATTGCTGCACCAGCATCCAACAGGTTCAACGTACCTGTGGTTGCACCAGGCCCAACAACACGACTGATGTAAGCGACGTTTCCACCTTCGCGGAAGTAAACGTCGAGCCAATCATAGAGAATAGAGTAAGTCTGACGATCACCGAAGATCGTAACAAACTCCTGCATACTATGAATGGCGGTAGGAACCAATGGCCCACGATCAGTCAATCCAGCGACGAATGCAACTCCCGTATCAGTAGGAACACTGATACTACTTTGCGTCGTCCTCAGAGTGACAACTGAACCAGGTCTGTTGATTACTGCCATTACTTATCTCCCCCTGTAGCTGGGGCTTTCTTCTGGTCACTAAGACCCATGAGTGTGCCGTTGTCAAGCATCTCCTGGTATCTGCCGTTCTTGATATCTTCGTCCTCGAGATCGACGTAATCACCAGGAGCTGCCATGATTACCTTTTCACCCGACTGAAAATCCTGCGGGTGAAATCCTGTGTATCTATATTTCGTCACGTTGCAGTTCCACCTCTACTTTTTCAGCGACGCCGTAGATGTGTGCAGGATCTTGCGGGCCTCTTGCGAACTGAACCACGTTGTTCACTCCAACTGAGAACCATTCAGCAACACCCCTGAACTTCTGATTCTCTGATGCTGTTGGTACAACGTCGAAGCTTTCGTCAATCCACTCTGTATGATCCGACGCTCCTAGAATGCCAGGATGATGTAGAACAATCATCTTGACAGCAGCGCCATACAGCGTAGATAGGGTGTAAGCTTCTAGTTCACTTTCAGCTACTACAACAACACCAACTCCCATACGATAGCTGGCTCTGTAGATGCCTCTACCGTCTTTGGTTGGAGCATCTGTGAGTCCCGTGACAAGCACTACCACTCTCGGCAATGATTCACCAGGGACGCCTTCGATAGCTGTTCTGCTGTTGTAGTTGTCAGGTACTTTTAGGGTACCTTTCTTGACTCCTGTGCGTTCTTCGAGTTTTTGTAGATACGTAGGGAACCACTTTTGCAACAGAGCGCTAGACTTGCCAATCAAATCAGAGGGTAGGAAGAATTCACCAAACGGGTCTGGTGTATCAAAACCCCCCACAGGGCTGGCTTCGCTCAAATCTTCAAACCGTCCATGAGGAATTCAGCGATCCAACGATTCCATCTTGCATGGTCGAATCTAGCGAACTTGATTACTGGACGCTTAGGTAGACCACCAGCACCCACTGTGTGAATGTATGCGAACGGATCACTCGATCCGAATATCACATCATGAGTACCGATTTCCAAGATGTTGTTCCTGTGGCCTGGTTCTGTGAGACTGGCCTTGAGTTCACCAGTCTGCACAAGAATCTCAGAGCTACCCTTCTTCTTGATCGTACTGTCTGCGAGCTTTTTCCACGAACCACCACCACGCCTACCACCAGAATGGAACACTGATTCCTCAATCTCAAACATGTTGCTTGCGATGCGTGTCATCACAGGCAACATATCATTAGCTCTTAGAGCATGTGATTCCAGACGTTTCGCTACGCCCTCGGCAGTACCGTGGTCACTGATGGAGAACATCATTCCGCTCACAGATTCATACCTAACGTGAATGCTCTGTCTGTAGCATCAGTGGGGAAGAAGTCATCCGCAGTCAAGCTGTCAGATGGAACGACATCAATGCCTGGGATGACAACCGTCCCGTCGATGATCTTACTCAACTCCAACATTGCACGATCATACAGCCGTTGAGGATAGCTGTCGTCGTCAATGATGTTGTTGGTCTTTGACCATTCGTTGTAGTAATGCTGGGCAGCTATGAGCATTCCAGCAATCTCTCTGACACTATCAGGCGTGGATTCAGGAGAGCGCCAGCCCTGGATGATTACATTGTCCAGCACTTGATACAGATTGCCACGAAGAATTCTCGCAACACCAATCTGTAGCAGAGCCGTGTTCTCATCCGTGGCTGGCGCTACTGCCTGATCCAGATACCTGTTGATATCATCGAGATTAGCTAGTATTTCCATAGCTACTTCCGCTTTGCTTTTGATGCCTGAATAGCCCTGCCCTGTTTGGCGGCCTTGGACTTTGCGCCCTTACCACGGTAGACCTTACCTTTACTACCGTAGCGGTATCCGCCTTTTGCTTTACGAACGGGCATGACTACTTATCTGACTGGGCCTTAGCCTCAGTCTCCTTCTGTGGAGTTGTTGTTGCTTGCGCCGCCTCTGGCGCAAGATTGTCTCCTGCCTCAATTGCTGAGACTTCATCTTCGGTTGGAACCTTCGCAGTTCCATACTGGAAATCTGTGAAGTCTTCCTGTTCCGCCATTGCAGCAATGCGTGCCTTAGCGTACTCCACAGGACTACCGCCCCAATTACCCATATCTGGATATGGTGTAGTCCTAATAGCGCCGGCATCACACATAGCCACCCAATCAGGATCATCCGTTCCTTCGTATCCCAAATCCCCAGGAGAAATCTCATCTCCTGGCTTAAAGGTTTTAGAAGGCTTGTTTGAGACTGTCTTACCGGGTTCACCTGGTTCGTGGACGTGAAAGTTCGACCATGCATAGAAAGTATCCGTCATTTCTTATGCCCCTTTTACCAAGCACCAGCAGAGAATGCGGTGGTGATGAGGTAACCAGCAACAGACGACGTGATCTTCAAGTCCCACTTGAACGAAGAACGAACGAGGTCTGCCTTGCGATTCTCCTCACGCCAACGATCAGTCGGGCGAACAGAACCATCGGGATAAATCTGCGCAAAAGTCTTACCAAACGTCTTCTGACGCAGACCAGGAGTAGGATCGACAATGCCGAGCCAAACATCCTTGCCCCAAAGATCAGTAAACGACTCAGCTGCGTCAATGTTGTCAGCAGCGTTGTAACCGGACTGTGCTGTGAGAATCTTGCCCTCGAAGCCAAAGAGCTGGCGGAATGCGTCATCGTTGGTAAGAGCGAAGTGCTCAAACCTACGAACAACACGAGGATGATTCTCGATGAAGTCAAGACCGAGTGTAGGAACAACGAGCGTGTTCGGCCTACGACGAGTCTGATTCCAAATTGCGTTGGATGCAGCACGAAGAATACCAACAGGATCAGACACGATGGAATAAGAATCACCAGCAGTTACGAAGGTGTAGTTATCCCACTGTTGTGCACCAGCAAGAGTGATCTTGTTAGATGCAGGGTACTGTGCAGGGTTGCGGATGAGGTTCGCAACCTGCTTCTCATGGTCGAGAAGCAGAGCACCAGTGACGAGATTGGTAGCATCTTCCTCAGGATCAATCTGGAGAGGGCCACCAAATGCGGGATCAGCAAGCCCACCAAGAGAGTTAAGCTGCTGACGCTCCTCATCAAGGATTGGAGACTGAAGCGAATGCTCGTGAGTTGCAAAGACGTCACTAGACCACTTTGCGCCTGCGATCTCATTCGCAACAGTTCCAGGTGCACGACGTGACTCATAGACGAGCCACGAAGAACGATCAAACACGAGGTACTTACCACTCTGTGTTCTGATCGGAGTCTCGGGCATGATCTGACGCCCGATTAGTTCCTGATCCTCAAATCCTACACTGAAACCAGTGAGGACGGGATCGACATAAAGTTGACCAGGATCGTACATACTCTATGCCTTTGCTCTAGTGTGGACGATGAGCATGGCAATACGGTCACCTGCGGCGGCAGAAGGATCACCGACACACTTACCAACGACCGTCTTACCAGATGCGCCAACCAGAGGGGAGACACGACCATCTGCCTCAAGTGTGCACCACGTACCACGAGTGATGGCAGCGCTGCACTCAACCTCCGTGACGCCGATCATGCGAACACTTGCATCCTTACCGTCTGCAAGCTCACCAGCCGTGATGCCGTACTGCACAACACCGGCAATGTCATCAGTGTTCGCTGTGACGGGGCTAACCTGTTCGGGGTTAGTACCGTACTTCACACAGCGATACTTTGTAAGGGCAGCGGTTGCAAGATAGCCCTTATCGAGTACGAAGTTTCCCCATGCCATTTACATTACCTCACTTGACAGGGACGGCGGTCTTGTACGCTCTAGCAAGATCAGGATACCGCTTGGTAGCCTCAGCGATTGCATCCTTGTAAGACAGGTTGTCACTCCGCTGAATTTCCTGAATCTTTGTAGAGAACTGAGTACGAACATTCTGGATATCTTCGATGCTACCAGAATTGGAGAACACTTCCGAAGTCTCAGTATCAACCTCGGGCATTCTACTTGAACCAGCCTCAGAGTAATCAACAACTCCACCCTGAGTAATGGCCCTAACAGCTGCCTCAAACTGCGCGACAGTTGCCTTACCGTTAACCGCATTGAGGTACACTTCCTTAAGAGTCTCCTGAGTCTGAGCACTCAGGCCCAGTTTCATAGAGACGAAGGAAGAACCCTGCGGCCTACGGAGAGTTGAAATAGAAGCAATGAACTTATCTGCTTCCATATCACGCTCACGTGCCTCCGAGCGCAAAAGACGCTCGTACATATCGGGATAATCACTCGCAAACGACTTGGTGGTGTCCACGTCGTTTCTAAGAGCATCATCCGTACTCTTGAGTTCAGTCACAGCACTCAAAAGCTGCTCGTCGTTTTCGACACCGAGCAGCTGATACAGCTGTGCCCTCACATTCGGCTCATCTGTCATTGCTTCATGTGTCCCTTCACTTTGTGCCTTTGGGGCACCGGGTGTTGAAAATTGACCTTCTTCTGGCCACGGATCAGGAAGATCACCGCGACGACTACCAGACTCAATCGCTATATCTCTATCCTCCCTTTCTTTACGCTGTGGCGGTGAACCAGTACCAGGCTCAGAATGCTCATAGTCAGCATTGCTAACCCAATCATTGCCCCACGAATTAGACAACGCAATCAACTCAGGCCCTTTATCACCAACAACAGTGATATAGCCTTGGGGTTCAGTAGTTGGGCTGACAGCAAGCTGACCATTCACAATTGTGCCTGTGACGGGCTTGTCACCCATCATGAAACTGAACTGCTTGGGATGCTTTGCGATGATTTCTTCGCTAGCAGATTCGAAAGTTCTGTTACCGTCAATCATGCCACGGATGAGAGCCTTCTTGTTTGGAACCATGCGACCCTCACCGTAATCAGCATCCACTTTTGCTACGTCTACTCCACGTCCACGGGCGACAGCGGAAACGAAACCGTCATACAGTTCCGTTATAACCTCTTGTCGATACTCTCGTCCTGCCTGTGAGAGGGGTTCATGAGGATTTCCTTCTGTCTTGTATTTGCCCGCAGAGATGATAGTATACGCGTGACCCGCGTTGGCATCAGCTTTGGATTGATCCTTGTGGACGGTATACGCACCGACGCTACCTACCTCTCCACTTGTAGTGCCGTACAACTTGCTTGCTTGAGTAGCGAGCCAGAAAGCTGCACTACCAGCCTGATCGTTTGCAAGTGCATAGATCGGCTTTGCCCCTCTTGATTCATAGATCAATTCCCCAGCTTCTTCGATCAGATCAGATGTACCACCAGGGGAATCTATATCAAGAAGAATACTTTTCACAGCGGTGTCATCAACAGCCATCTGGAAGTCCTTCTGGAACTGTTCCATAGACGTTGCGCCACTGAGCTGAGTCATCAGATTGGCCTTACCGAAGATAGGGCCATAGATAGGAAGAACAGCCATACCATCTTGAATTTGGTAAGGCTCATCTCTATCCACATCAGAACCATGACCTGCATCCATCAGCATTGCCAACTGTTCATCAGTGAGACTGTCTCCAGCCATCTTTCTTTCGAACACATTGAGAATCAGATTCAGTCCACTATCTGTAATCAACCAGATAGAATCCTGAATTTGCTGTGCAATTCTCAAATAATTTCTAGACATTATTATCCTATCTGGACGTGGGGTTCAGCAACGTCGAATTTCTTTTCGCGTGCTGTTTTCACGCCTGTCGTTTCAACCCTAATCCAGTGTTCCCCTTTCTTTTTACACACAAATGTGCCTGTGTAGAATCCTGTGCTGTGCCATGTAAACGTTACTGGAGTCTCCACACCTTCAGGATCAACAACAACGCTTAACAATGTTGCAGCATCAGCAGGTAGACCGTCGAGGTCGAATAGTTGGAAATTAAACGTTAGCATTTCATTCACGCTAGCCAACTTCAATCTCCGTTCTCTCGGGGATGATATCGAGAGTCGTCCCGAACCGTCTGATTTCCAAAAGACTTCTACCATCTCTATCCACTACCTCGAACACTACGGTAATATTTCCACCCGAAAATGTAACTGTGCCCGGCGATGTTGCAATCTTGATGGGCATAGCCGCCGTGGCGGAGCCACTGAAAGTTGTAGTTCCTGGCGTACTGGTAATGACTTCACTGACTCCGGATGTACCCCCACTAAACGTTGCACTACCAGGCGGTGTAGTCGTTTGGAGTGCAACCGTAGCCCCGCCCGAAAATGTCGTGGTGCCTGCTGGGGATTGTATGATTTGTGTACCACCTGTGGATGCATTTCCACTGAAGGTCACCAATCCTGAGGTAGTATTTACAACTTCTTGGACTGTGGGTGCTGCACTACTAAACGTTACCAGCCCTGAGTTACTATTCACAACTTCCTGTATTGTGGGTGCCGGGCCATTGAAAGTAACTGACCCCACAGGGGGTGTGACGACTTCTTGAATTGTGGGTGCGGCTGCTCCGAATGTAACTGAGCCGGGTGTGGTCGTAACTACCAGTTGTGAGGCAGCAGTAGTAAGTTCCTCTGCTTCTACAATGTTGTAGTAACTCATTACTGGAGAGTCATTAGCGACCACGGATATGCGCGGTCTGTGCCTGCTATTCTCTTAATCGTAACTGTGCAGCCGAACGGACAATTCAGCGGAGGACTCACGATGATTGCATCAGCGGAAGGACTCGGCCCAATTGATGCACGCCACGCAGTTCTGACTGTGCCACCAGTAAGAACAGTTTTCTTCACACGTAGTTCGATGATATCTCCAGCAGCCATAGCATTCACATCTACGTCTAGGCAATACACCTGTGAAGTTGAAGGTGTAGCTAGAGACTGTTCAGTACCATCTGTTGTTACTGTACCGGATG